AAGGTCGAGGTGCACGTGGCCTACAACACCGCTGGCGGGGCGTTTGCGTACTTTGACCGACCGAACCCAATCAGGTGCACCTAATGGCAATTGGCGACAACAACCTCAAGCTCGCGTCCGGCATCGACCCGCAGGTGATGGTGCCCGGCGAGGTCTACGAACTTGCTTTCCACGTCCACACCGAGGCGGGGCAGAACTTCTCCTGGACGAACTACACGCCCAAGATGCGCGTGGACGTTGGCACGTTGAGCACGACCTACACCGGCACGGTAGTCAGCGCAGGAGGCGGTACCGCTGGCTTCTCGCTGACCGCCGTGCAAACCGCGACCTTCGCGTCCAACGCCTGGGGCCGCATCGTGCTGTACGCGGATCCAAACACCGGCAGTGAGAACCTGCATATCGCGACCATTGATCTTCGCACGACGAACGAGGTGATCCCGTGATTCAGAACATGATGCGTAAGGCGATGGTGGCGGCAAGTTCCGACACGTCAGCCGAAGTTCTCGTCGTCGCCGGTGGCGGTGGCGGCGGTGGCGCCACTAGCGCGTCAGGCGGCGGAGGCGGTGGTGGTGGCGGCGGTATCCAGTATTCGACGCAAACACTTGCCAGCGGAACCACCTACGCGGTCACGATTGGTGCAGGTGGCGCGGGTGCAACGAGCGCAAGAGGCAGCAACGGAAGCAACAGCGTTGTTTCAGTACTTGCGATCACCGCAACCGGCGGCGGTGGCGGCGGTCACGGAAGTTCACCAAGCTCCGGCCTAAACGGCGGCTGCGGTGGTGGTGGTGGAGCAAATGTTGGAACCGGCGGTACAGGATCGCAGGGATCTAACGGCGGAACCAAGGCGACGTATGCAAGCCCGTATTTCGGCGCGGGTGGCGGCGGTGGATCTGCTGCCGGATCGTCTGCTGGTACCGGTGGTGACGGAACAACCTATTTCGGCTCTGCCTACGCGGGTGGCGGTGGCGCTGGGCAGCTCGCGGGCGCTGGCGCAGCGGGTGGTAGCGGCGGCGGCGGCGCGGGCGGCAATCCGACCGGAACAGCCGGAACCGCTAACACCGGAGGAGGTGGTGGAGGCGCCGGAAGCGCCTATCCAACAGGCGGCGGCTCAGGCGGTGCGGGTGGTTCCGGCGTCGTAGTGATTCGATACACAGGAGTTTCCGCGGTTGCCACGGGCGGAACGATTACTACCTCTGGTGGGTACGTCTATCACACGTTCACGGAAAGCGGCAATCTGGTGATGACATGAAATACGCAGCACAAATCGTCAATGATGTCGTGGTTCAGGTGGTGGTTACGCCAACGCTCGCGTGGGTGCGTGACAACCTTGGCGGCGAGTGGATTGAATGCAAGATCGACGGCAGCATCCGTGGGTGCTATCCCGGTCCCGGCTACACGTACGATCGCGCCAACGACGTATTCGTGCCGCCGCCAGAGGAGCCGGAACCGGCATGAAGCTCGCAGCGGCCATCCTCGCGCTCTCGCTCGCCGGTTGCACCAACCACACGGCGGCGATCGCGCATTCGGCTATCGACGCCCGCCAGGCGGTGGGCGCGGCGATTGTCCACATGGACGCGGCCCGCGAGGAGCTGGACGGCCTCCAGGCGTCCATCGAGGCGGTACAGGCCCACGTCGCGTACGTGAGCGATGACGAGAATCCGATCTACGCCACGCTGAAATACGTATCGGTCGCCGGAGTCGTGATCGGCGGATTCGCCCTGGTCTACACAATCAAAAACTGGAAGCTCGTATGAACCTCGCACCCTGGCAATACACGCTCTGGTTGGTGGGCCTCATGGCTATCACCTTCGCCTCCGGTTGTTCCATCGGTCTCACCTTCGCACGTAAGCAGAAAGCGAAACCCCATGCTCGCAAGCGTTGAATCTCTCCTCGGCTCAATCTGGTTCGGACTCATGCTCGGGCTCCTCGGTGGAATCGCCGGGTTCATCTATTGCCGCAAGGGCAAGGCCAAGGAGTGAGCCGCCGCCGTTGCTGTTGCACCCCGCAGGGCGAAGGGTATTGCTTCTGCCTTGAGGTCGATGCCACGCACGCGCAGTTTTGCACGCTCCAAAACGACATCGTCAACTGCAGCTTCACCGCCGTTGGTTGCGATGATCCGGTGCCGTCGTGGTACGTGGTGAACAACTACCGATCATCGATCGGTCCGCTCGGTCCACAGCAGTTCGTAGTCGCGACTCCGCCGCAGTTCAACGAACCGTGCGACTGCCGCACCAATTGGTGCAAGTCGGTCTACACCTGGACGAACCCTGACAACTCGTTCAAGCGTCAACTGTGCTTTACGCTGGGATGCGGACCGGGCGCCATTCCGCAAAGCAGTTCAACCGGAGACATTGCCGTCGTACGATTCGACGCTCCTAATTGCCCTGGCGGCGCATACTGCGGCTGCTGTGGCACGCAGACAAGCATCGTCAGAATTTCATATACGGCAGTCATCCCAGCGGCAACCGTAAGTGGTGCATGCGGAACAGTGACCTATGCCTTTGAGGTCTTCAACACGGCTGCATGGATCACAAGGTTTGATTTGAACTACTGCTGGCAGTTTGCTGGCACCGGTGCGACGCCGTGCAAATTGACACTGACAAGAATTGACATGACGACCTCGACTGCTCCGCAGAGCTCGCACAACATCGACTGCGGCGCCGCCGACTTTGGCGGTCCGTGCGAAACCCAGTACGACACGTGCGGCTCGACCGGTTCATGGTGCGCCCCCTTCACGGGCGACGGCGCGATCGCTTACGGCCTGGCGGGATCCCCGCCGATGACCCTCGACTGCCGGAGCTGCGAATGTCCGTAGGCCCAAAGGTCATGACCGTCGGCTTGGGCGACGTGGTAGCCGGTGCCGCCAAGGTGGTCGGCGTGAAGCCGTCCCCAGGCTGCGGCTGCGAGAAGCGGCGCCAGGCGCTGAACCGCGCCACGCCCAAGGTCGTCGCGCGACTGCTCGACGCGATCCGTGGTTACTGGTCGAAGAGGTGAAACAAGGGAAACTTTCCCTTGGTAGTTTCCGCTGATCCTGTTACGGTCGGCGGGAATGGCAAAAAGGCCCACGAAGCAGCGGGTTGAGTCCCAGGGCAAGCCTGTCCTTTTGCGCGAAATCGACGCGAGGACGCGCCGCGCCATGAACCGGAAAGAGAACGCAAGAGAAGAATGGTGGATGGTTCGCAACGACGGCGACCCGAAGGGCGTCTGGACGTTTACACTCAATCCGTACGCAAGTCCTTGGGACTGGAAGGTTAAGATCGGTTCCAATAAGCGTCACGTAGAGCGGCGCGTAACCATCGCGAAACGTGATGCCGACAGTAAGGGAAAACTGCTTGAAATCCGCCGGATCGTCGATAAGATGTGTCAGGCACCGAAATGAAACAGGTGTCGCTAATCCCAGAGGACGCGTGGAGTCGTTTTACATAACACGCAAAGCAAGTCCCCGTTAGCGGCCATTTCGGTGCGATTGAGAGGCGCACCATGTCCGAGAGAGCGATTGAGAAGAGCGCACCGCGTTCTTATGGGAAGACGGCCAACAGCATTCAGGTCCGGATCGATCTGGACCTTATGGACCGGGTGGCCCGGGTAGCCGCGAAGAACAAGCGAACCATCCGGGGCCAGGTCGAGTTGTTCATCGAGGAGGGGCTGGCGGCCAATCCCCGCCTGGAGACTCGCCGGGACGGGGGTGTCCAATGAGTGAGTCGCAATTTGCGAAAGCGTTTGCGGCCGCCCAGGCGCAGCTGACGAACCCAAAGTTCGACAAGGTGAACACGGCGTTTGGCAAACCGTCGGGCTACGCAAGTCTTCCGTCGGTGCTGGACTCCATTCGGCCGGTGCTCAACAAGCACGGTATCGGCGTGCTTCAACTGGTCACCAACGCCGCCGACGGCAAGTTCAGCCTGACCACCAGGCTCACGCACGTATCCGGCGAGAGCGTCGAGAGCACATTCTCGATGCCACTACCGGCTGACCCGCAGAAGGCTGTTGCTATGAGCACCTATTTGCGCCGAATGTCGCTTTCCTCCATGCTCGGCGTTTGCGGGGACGAGGACGACGACGGAAACGTCGCCACCGCCCCGACGATCGCCCACGAGGCGCCCAAGGCGCGGAAGTCTCCCGTGGCCGCACCGACCCGCACCGAGGCCGCTATGGCCGGCACGGCGGCGCCGGCGGGCGTCCTCCGGTTCGAGGGCGTCGTCGAGCGGATCTACGAGAACGAGAAGTCCTCGAAGATCGTCCTCGAGAGCGGGGAGCAGCTGGTGGCGTGGAACGACCTTGCCGGCCTCGACACGATGCAGATCGGCGGGCGGTACTGGTTCTCCTGCAAGCCCTCGAAGAACCCCAAGTATCCGGCGCCGTCGATCACCGACTTCGGCGAGGCGGGCCTCCAGGGTGGAGAGGAGATCCCGTTTTAATGCGAGTGCCATATCGAAAAGCGCTGACAAGATCGGAAATCATCTTCCATTGCATGGAGGACGAGCAGATCGACTTTAGTGGGTGGGACCGCGCCGATGTCGTTCATGCGGCGCACGTGCTGCGCGACATGGTGCTGGCGCTGCTTCGCGAGCAGGAAAGCCAGACGCACCCATGCCAGTCTGGACCTTCGGCACGGAGGAAGGAGGCCAAGGATGGCCAAGCCGCTCCCGAGTGACGTGTTCCGCCTGGGCGAAGCCCTCACGCCCGAGGAGAAGCTCGTCCTCCTCGCCCTCATTGACTACGGCGCTCGGATCTACCCGAGCCAGGGGACGCTCGCCCTCAAGACCGGCTACTGCGTCCGCACCATCCGTACCGTCGTGAAGGCGCTCCGCGAGAAGGGCGTCATCCAGACCTCCCAACGGGGGGCGAAAGCCCTGACTTACAGCGTTGTCCTAAATCCCGTCCACGTGCCCGCCCCGGAGTCTTCCCCCGTTAGTCGGAATTACTCGGGAATTACTCCCGTCCATGCGGCAAGGGATGCAGCGGTAGGTAGGCATCCCGTGCCTATCAATGCGGCAAGGGATGCAGCGGTATGCGGCAAGAGATGCAGCGGGATTCTAACTAGCCAAGGAACTAGCCAACCTAACCATGCGCCGGCTACCGCCGGCAAGGGGGGGGAGGCTTCGCCATGGGATGGAATCGACCAGGAGGACCAGCGCAAGATCCGACGCTGGGTGCCGCGTGATACCGACACGCTCTGCGAGGCCCAGCGGCGCGTCACGCTCCGCAAGCTCGCCGACCTCGGCATCCGCGTCACCGACCACGCCAGGTGGTGGCGTCGCCTGGGCGAGCGGTGGGGGCAGATCGGGGTCCCGCCGTACGACCAGTTGGCGCTGGAGCTTCAGTCGATTGGACCCGACGTGCGAGACCGAGTCTCGGTGCTCGCCTTTCGCCTTGGACTTGGGAGGGTGGCAGCATGACCGAGATACCAAGGAACATTCGTCCGCAGTGGGAACGCCTGCTGAAGCGCGCCCAGCGCAGCATCTCGATCGGCACGATCCCCGTCGACGTGGTCGAAGAGCTGATTGCCGTGGTTGTGTCACAGCACGAAGAACTGTGCGAGCAGGACCGAAAGTGGCGCGAGCGCGAGCGGTTCCTGGAGCGGCAGATCGTGATGTGCGGCGGTGGCTTCGACAAGCGCGGCCTCGAGGGTGAACCAAGGGGGCTCATGGTGAAGCATGGAATCCACACCGTGGTGGAGGATTCCCGATGATCGATCCGAGTGGCGTCGGCGCGGGTGCCCGTGGTCGTTCCACGGGCGCCCGAAGCCGCCGTAAAGGCGCTGTAGGCGAAGCGGAGGCTGCGGCGGCTCTCGGGGCCGTCCTGGGCAAGCCGTGGCGCAGAACGGCCCAGCGGTGGGGCAAAGCGAAAGCCGACATCGAGCCCTGCGACGGAGGCGTGGGCGTCCATGTCGAAGTGAAGCGTGTTGGTTCACTCCTGAAGCGATGGTCGGGCGCGGTGCAAGAGCACCCGCTGATCCTCGGCGGGGAGCTGTATTGCTGCTCCATCGAGAACCTCGTGCTCATGCTCGACCAGGTGGAGATCCCACGCATTTGCGCCAAGAGCTCGACCGTGATGCGCTACATGGCGCAAGCGGTGCGCGACGCCGAGGATGGCTTGGTGCCGATGGTCATGTGCCGGATGGATCACGGGCCATGGCTCGTGTGCTGGCGCTACGACGACGACGACCGGCTGACTGCTGCCTTACGGGAGGCAATGAAGTGAGGCGCTTCCGCTACGAAGGTGGGCTAGGCAAGGCGATCAGCATGATCAACACCACGCGGTCGCGTGGTGGCTCATGGACGCGCAAGGCCAAGCAGCACAAGGCGATAGAGATTCAATGTCGCAAGTGTGGCAGCATCGTTGGCCTGGAGTGCGATCACATCGTGCCGCTGCACCGTGGTGGAACAAACGACGCATCGAACCTGCAGAGCTTGTGCAAGGAATGCCATGCCGCCAAGACCGCGTCCGAAGCAAGCGAAAAGTGAAACCCCCCCTTCACCCCCGGGGGGGTCTATTTCCGTGGGGCACCGCGCTTTGGGGACCTCGAAAAAGCAAGCGCGTTTCCACAAGCGCAAGCCGGTGCAATGCGCGGCGCTCGCCGACGCCTATGCCGCAGGGGTGCTCGAAGGTGACGTTGTCGCAAACCGTCGCATTCGTGCGGCGTGTGAGCGCTACCGGGCCATGCGAGCCGCGCCAGCGGCGCACAACCTGTGGTGGGACGACGATGCCGCCGAGGCCGTGCGGGTGTTTGCCCGCAAGTGCGGCAAGGGCGTCGAGGAGCAAGCCGGGGAAGCGCTGGAGTGGTTGCCCTGGCAATGCTTGGTGGGCATGGTGGTCCACGCCGCCCGGCGAGTGGTCGACGGGACGAAGACCGACCATCCGGCGTTCAAGGCGGTGCTGGTGGTGGTCGCCAAGGGCAACGGCAAGACCGAGATGGCGGCAGGGCATCTCATGGCCGGGATGGCCGATCCGACAAAGCGGCTGAAGTTTGCGTCGAGCGCTCCGGACGGGCGGCTCTCCCAGATCGTGTTCGAGCGGATGCGGGCCATGTGCACGACCCTGAACGACGCCCACGGCGACGGCGTCGAGTGGGAGGCCAGGGGCGGAACGACCATTGCTATCCCTGGCAAGGTGCGCCACGGGTCGGCGGAGTTCACGACGTTGCCGTGCACGGACAAGGCGCTCGATGGGCGGATGGACCGCCTGATCATCGCCGACGAGGTCGCTCGCATGGACAGGGGCCTCGGTCGCCTCATCACGGGGCTGTCCAAGAGCCCCAAAGCGCAGCTCTTTGCCATCTCGACGCCCGACCATGAGCAGCGCACAAGGCCAATTTGGGCCTATTGGGACGCTTGCGAGAAGGCGCTTGAGACCGGGGAGCCGCTCCCGTACGGCTGGTTTGCCTTGCTGTATGGCCTCGACCAGGACGATCAGGCGGAAGATTCCACCGTCTGGCCAAAGGCGCACCCGTCGCTGGGGGTGACCACGCAGCGACCGGACATCGAGATGCAAGCTCGGGCCATGCTTGGCTCCGGAGATCCAAAGCAGATCGCCGAGTTCGAGACGCAGATTGCTTGCCGCTACTTCGAGATCGCCACCACCGACGTGGACCTTGGCGTGCTGGAGCGGCAGATGCAGAAGACCGACTGGGACCGCCTAGCCGGTGCGCCCGCCGTGATCGCAATCGATTTGAGTCGGGGTGGCTATGGGGTCCAGCTCGATTTGACCTCGTTGTGCCTCTGCGTGGTAGACGGCCCCGTGATCCGCGCCCGCAATGTCTCCTGGTGGGCCGGGACGGACATCCAACTCGACGAGCGGCGCTGCAAGAACCCGCTGGGCGCGTGGGTGGAGCAGGGTTTCCTGCGTCGGATGCCGGGCGAGTGGCACGACATGGCCGTCGTAGAAGCCGAAATCGAGGCGCTCATGGCCCGCTACGACGTGCGAAAGATCGGCGTCGACCCGCACCCAGCCCAGGC